CTTAACCATTATATTATGCCAGTGATCAGCAAAGTTCTTCCCAGCCAATGACTCTAATAGTTTTACCTGTAGCGATACAGGGAATCTATCAGTGGCATTGGAAAGGTCGAAGCAATAGAATGATTTCCAATCTTTCATTAAGGAAGAAATTCCTTCTTGATTGAATGTTAAATCACAGGGCAAAGTTTTAAGTACTTCCATAAGTACTTTATGAAGACCAATTAACGCAGTCTGTGATCAATAATCAAAGACTGCGATAACTCGGTTCTTCATGGCTTTGTCACTGATTACTGATAGACGACGTAGGTGGAGCTGTTTGGTTGTAGACATTAAGGCAATATTATTTGTTTTAGAGGGTTGTAAATCAATCCTCTTAACACTATCATATTGTCCTTTCATGTAAACTTCCAACATAGATCCACCGACTACTGATATACTTTCCCATAATCAATGGGGAAGTAATTTCAGGTCTATTAGGCTAGTTCCTATTGCCTGTCCATTTGGACCACTTCTCGTTGAGAGATGTGGACCAGATCAGTTCAAGGTTGATAACCTATCCTTGAATTCTTGATGGATGTTAGTAACCAAATTCGGCTTACTGTTAAATCAGTGAGCAATTTGGTTTTCAACATCGGGATTAGATAAAGATCTTAGTTCTATTGGATTAAGATCAATATCCTTCCCATCACCATTAAAAATTCTAGGAACAGTCATCACGGTTAAGACAAATCTTAATATACCTTTATCTCTCTCTCTTATGAGAGGGATTAGTGTCCCAAATAATTTTGGGAGACCATCGGTTGTTAAGCCTAATCTTAATTTAGTGACTGTGACTGGTCTGTTAGATAAATTACGGAGTAAACACACATTCATTTCTTTTATCAAGAGAAATGTGTGTGCAAATCCGTGATTTACTACCATTTGGTTCAACTTAAGAGCAAATGTATCAAGTCATAATTTAGCAATTGTGGCTTGATCAGGCTTGACTATAAACCACCTAGATGCGGCTATTAAATGTCGTATTTTGGGTGTTATTAAAAGTCTTGTTATGTTTGTGACTTTCTATATTATTATTACTTTACAAGTGATAGTAAGATTGAAGTCTCTCATCATGAAAGAATCCAGTGGGGTGTCAGCCCAAAGGGAAACTTGCCAATACGACTTGGTCATTAATCATGACTGAGTTTGTTCA